GTGATGAGCTTGGGCTTCAGGGTCACGGTCTTGCCGTCCTTCACGATCGGAGGCTGTGCGACCTCACGCTGCTCCGTGACCCACTCGGAGGAGATGGCAGCGACCATCTCGAACAGGGGGTAGAGCCTCTTGTAGAAGCCGTCGGTGATCGTGAGCTCCGGCTTGAAGGTGTACTTGTCGTCGCCCAGGGGGATCTTGGCGTTGACCACGTGACACACGATGTACACGCCGTAACCGTAGCGACGGAGCGTGAGGCACGTGTCGATGACCATGTCGTAGAGCTGGTCCCACGAGCGACGGCCGTCCATCTCACGCCAGTCCTTCTTGTCGTTCGAGCGGGTGATCCAGTCCTTGAGGAGCGGGATCCATGTACCGAGCGAATCGAAGAACACGGTGGCCGGGCGCGGCTGGTTGTTCTTGGCGAGACTGCAGAGCAGATCGATCTTGGCTTGCACTGCTTCCCACGTCATCACGAGTGGCTCGTTGGTGACGTCGATCGGTTGGCCCTGCGGGTTGATGCCCGGCCAGATCGTGGCCTGCGGATCACCGAGCGAGGAGGTGCAGTCCATGTTGCACACCCATGAGTCCGGGTGCGAGTGGATGAACTGGGACTTGCCCTCACCGGGCAGACCACAGATGAGACCGAAGAGCCTCTCCGGCGGATGGATCATCTTGACCCCGGTAAAGCCGAGGCCGGCGTACCGCTGTTGCGGCAGCTTTCCTGCATGTGTCGTGACCGTCATTCTTCTACTCCTCGAAGCCCGGCATCCTCACGTTGGCGAACACGCCTGCGGGGGCCGGAAAGTTGAACATCTGCTGGGTGTGCTGGGTGCGGAACTCAACCGGTCGCTCGGGCACCTGTTCCAGTGGGGGTTGACCCACACGTAGCGTCCGCACGATCGGGCGATTGAACTCGATCTTCTTCGTCATGCGGTAGTCGAGGGCCTTGAGCCACTCGGTGACCTTGGCCTTCGAGACACGGCACGAGTGGGCGGTGTTGAACTTCTTGACGAGGTCCGCGATGGAGTCGACGCCGTCCTCAAGGATCAAGTCGATGCGCGGCTTGATGACGAGACGGATGTACTCGTCCTCGAACATCACATGCGGAGATCGGGAGCTAGGCTTTCGATCGTCCCGGAGAACTCGTGCGCCCCGGGATTTTCGTCCAGTTCGCCGGCGTCCCTGTGCGCCACCAGGAAGTGCTGCGCCTGTACCAGGCTGGGCCACTCCTTCGGCTCCGTCAGATAGAAGGGACTGTACAGGGCCAGCTTCGTGCCCATCCGCAGATGATCGATGTTCTTCAGGAAGTTGCATGGGTTTGCCTCGCGTGTTGCCAAGCTGTAAATCATGTCAACACGTGCAGTATAGGAAGCCCTCCAGTCCTTGTCAAGCATGGTGGAGGCGTGAGTGTACGAAATGTTGATGGGTGGATCGTTGATGAAGTCGGGTGCTCGATCGGAGTACTCCGCCTCTCCCCGGTACCAACGGTTACACCGCTTGATGTAGTTGTCAAGGGACGGTTCGCCCTGGTACACGCGCTCGGGCTTCTTGCCCGTGACCTCGTGCAGCACGTGCAGGCACTCTTCGAGGGTGCCGCAGCACGGTTCGGGGGACGGCTGGTTCCTGGTCCACTTGATGACGTACTCACCGTCGGCCTGGAGGTGGACCGGCGACCGGATGATGCGGCCGGAGATGCCGGTGCGCTTGCCTTCGGATTCCCAGTGGGAGTCCCGGTCGGACTGGCCGAACTGGATCGAGGGCTTGAAGATGGCGACGTGCATCATGCCGCCGATGGTCACGTCCTCGGGCAGGTTGTACTGCTTCTGGAGGAGGCCGCGCTCGAAGAACCATTCGAGACCGTGCAGGTAGTGCTGGGTCTGGAACTCCTCCTTCACGGTAGCCAACCGGATCAGTGGGGGTTGCGCGGTCGTCTTCGCGTCCACGATCCACAGCTTGTTGGTCTTCCGGTTGAGGAGGAGCAGGTCGAACTGCACGACCTGTGGGGTGCGTGGGAAGCGGGGGTCCTGCCAGGTGAGTCGGACTTCGGCACCGAGCTTGATGTAGTTGTCGGAGAGGATGTCGAGCGCGGAGCTCCCGCTGAGACAGGGGAGGGTCTCGAAGGCGTGGTACCAGGCGGATGCGAAGGCTTGGTCGATGCGCTCGTTCTGGACTGCCTCCATCCGGGCGTTGTCGGAGATGCGGAGATCACGGCAGATCTTGTTGAGCTCGTCGATGCGGGAGGAGCATTGACGCTTGAAGATGGGCCCGCGATCGTCGCGGTCGTAGAGGGCGAACAGGGTGTGGAAGTACGATCCTCGGGACAGGGCTTCGGAGTACGATAGCGCGGGGATCAGGCCGAGCCGGCGGCGCACGTAGTAGCCGAAGGGGTCGGAGAGCGCGGAGCTGTAGTCGGATGAGCGGATCGCGGGGATCCTGCTGACCAGACCTTCGGACTCAAGGTAGACCCGAGCGCTGCGTCCGTGGTCGGTCGGGAGGGGGATTGGCTTTGTTTCTGGGGGCATTCTTCTCGTCTCGGTTGGTGAACTTCGCCCTGATCTTGATGAGCCGGTTGTTCACGGACTGGGGCGATTTCAGTCCGAGCACGTCTGCGATCTGGCTCATCGTGTATCCTTCGGCCCGCAGGCGGACCACCAGCCACTCCTCGTCGGTCAACTCCGGGAACTCCATCTGGAGGTGGTCGAAGGAGACGGCAACATATTCACTGTCTGTGTTGTTTGTCAAGGGGACTTTGGGCGTGACTCCGTCGGCAGTGAACCGGTATCCCCTTTCCTTCCAGTATGCGTAGTAAACGGCACCCCAGAGGAATGCCTTCAGGAAGGTGACCACGGTCGCCTTGTCCGGATCGAACGTGGTGTTGAGAAGCCGATGGGCCTGGAGGTACGTCTCCGCCAGCAGCTCATCATGGGACCACGCCTTGAACCGGTGATTCTTGTGGGCGTCACGGCACCACCAGATCAGGAAGCCGAGGTGGTCGGCGGGGTTCCGGCTGTAGCGTGGGTCCACACTTCAGCCCCCCTTACTTCTGCCTGCGCCTCTGGCAAACGCGAACCCCGTCCGTTGCTCGAACTCCTCAAGGGCCTTGGGGTGGACGCGCCTGTCCTTCGAGCCGGGGAGTCTGATCCCGATCAATCTGCCGGAGTCGATCCACTTGCTCACCGTCGTCGGGGATACGCTGAGGCGCTTGGCGATTTGGCCGGTGGTGTACCACTTGACCCCCAGGTCCCCTGGTGTCTCCGGTTGAAAGGCCAACTTGTTATGGGCCTTGGTCACGGAGGGGGTAGACCCTCGTGGAAATCGACGAACGAGGGGGGCACCAGATACCAGCCTTCAGGAACCTCGACCCTGTTCTGGCTGAGCACCCATTCGCCTCCGACAAACGCATACACCTTTGCCTTCGCATCCGGGCCGATCCGTACCGGGCTTCCCTCCCGGACCAGCACCGTTCGCCCGCAGCCAGTCATCGATACGAGCGCCAGCGCGACGAAGACGATTCCAATCCAGGTCAGCATCGACCGCCACGGAGCCACGCTCCATGCGACGGGCGAGGTAATCGAAGAGCGCGAGGGCGATCTGCGCGAGGATCCGGTCGAGCACGTCACTTGACCCCCGCCCGCTCGCTGCTCACATTGTTGTCGCGAGCGAAGAACCCGATGCCCGCCACTCCGAGCGCCGCGAACACAGCCTGCAGATTGAACACGGTCTCGGGATCGGTATCGAACAGGTACGAGAGTTGGGTCGCGATGATGCCGATGGCGGTGAGGATTCCGACGGTGGTGGTCTTCCAGCTGCCCTTCATTTCCGAACTCCTTCAAGTTTGGTGACTCGATCGAACAGATCTTGGATCTGCTCGCTTTGATGTTCGTCCTTCAGCGTGGAGACAATCTGCGTCTTCGCCAGATCTGTCACGATCTTCTGAAGTTCTCCCACTTGATCCGTGGTGGTCATCAGCTGCGCGTCCTTGCGGCCGACGTACACCAGGATGGTGCCGATGCCGATGCAGATCGCCACGAACTGGGCCCATGAAGCAATCAGTTGTGAGTTGCGCTTTGATTCGTCGGTCATGGTTCACCCCAAGAACACACCCATCAGGAACCAGTGCAGGCGAAACTTGTCCCCAACCGCAGGCACAGTCCAGGTAATGGTTGCAGGCGCCATGACCGGCACTGCAACGATCTCTTCAGTACCCAAGGTCTGAAACTCCAGACCTTGCCCGACAACGACAGGACCCGTCGTAATTCGAGAGTTGGTTGACTGGTAAACAGTGGTAGTTGATTTAGAGATGCTGCTGTCACTGGGGAGCTTGTAGGCTGAGCCAATCTTTCCGTTGGTGCCCACAGTTGACCGCGCAATGTGCGAAGGACTAACTTCGGAATTGGTGTTCGTGAAGTGAGAGGTTGTGAAGTTTGCGCTGTAAGGTGGAAGCACGTTCCAGATGCCGTTGGTCCTTGTGCTCGGCAAGTTGGACACAGCAAGTGGTGCAGTGCTTTCCACCGGGTCTGCAATAAGGAGCCTATCCATCAAGTCATCCGGGAACCTGGAACCCGTATCTACCAACGTGTTTGATGTGGTGTGTCTACGGGTTTCGGGAAACAAACCAAACGGTAGGACCGCCGCATTGATTGCATTATCTACCGTAAGTCTAAGAGAGGATGTAGCTCGGGCTTCGATGGTGTAGATCGGGAAAATGTAGATCCGGTCGTAGGCGTTGGGCACCTTCACCGGATAAATCCAGTCGTGGTTTCGCATCACCCACGGCAATGCACGATCTGCATCCACCAACGGTGTGCCTGTAGCATCAACCCATCCTTGTCCAGTTTGGGTAGTCGCCGTAGAAGCAGTCGGGGTCATAGTCCCAGAAGCGGTTGTAGCAGACTGAAAGATATTTGTGCGGGTGTGCGCGAGGACGAAGGGACGGGACGCGAGGGTGGCCGAGGAGCCGAAGCCGTAGTTCGCAGGCTCAACTGTTCGGAACGTCTGAAGTGGGTTGTTCGGCATGAGTGATAGCTCCGTTGATCAGGAGTCTTGCGATTTCTTCCCCCACTGATCGGCGTTGCTCGGGGGTAGCTGCGGGAAGGTAGAGGATCTGGATCCGACGTTCAATACAGATGCGGTGAAGGGCGTCGACCACCAGCCACGGGTCCACGTCTAGCTGGCTTCTGGCCGTCCTGACCAGGTGGCCGATCGTCCCTTCGAGGATGAGTATCGGATGGGTGCATTCGGATCGCAGCCGGTCGCAGGCTTTGACGAACCGCTCCCGTCCGGAAGGGGTCAGCAGGTTGGAGAAGAGCTCGGGCAGGTGCTTCTTCCGCTCGATCAGGACCTTGGACTCAAAGCCTTCTAAGGCGTAGTCGCCGGTCTGTAAGCGTTTCTTGGCGACCGTAATCGAAACGGTGCAGGACCGCTTGTCCGTCGGGACGTGGGCGTCGTCGAGCATGACCATGTTGGCCGGGAACAGGAGAGGTGTTTTCTCCCGGTCGTCCTGGAGGATGGTCCAGCTGCGCTTCAAAGAACGGCCTTGGTCTCACGGTCCACACGGGACAGGATCGTCTTGATCTGACACTCGGCGATCCGGAAGGCGGACGCGATCTCGGGGATGGTGAGGACACGGGAGGCCCGGACGATCTGCTTCTCGATCCGCCCGCCCGGCTTCACGACCGGGTTGGTGGGGGCACCGTGACGGCGGGCCAGGTCGAAGACGCGCTTGCGGGAGAGGCCGACCTCGACGGCGACCTCGGCGGCATTGTGTCCACGGTTCAGGAGGGCGATGACCTTGCGGTGGTTGGATTGCATGGGCTAGGTGTAGATGGTGCGTTCATAGCGGATCGGAATGTGTCGACCCATTTCGGCGCACAGTCTACCCCAGTATCCATCTGTTGTCACGTAGGAGAAGGCGTCACGGAACAGGGTGTCGAGCCGGTCAACGGCTGCGTCGGAGCGGCAGTCGAAGTAGATGGCGTCGTACACGTTGAGGAACATCAGGATGTCGGGAGCCGACGCATTCAAGGAAGGCAGCGTTCCGTGCAGGTGATGCTGGATACGCAACAGCACGTTGCCGGCGGTGCATTGGATCGGCATGTTCACAATCTCGGATACGTCGTAAGCGTCACCGCCCATGAAGCGTCGGGATTGTCCGATGAACGGGAGCTCGACGTAACCACGGGCCCGAGTCTCGCGGATCAGCTTCTCCTGCCAGGCCCACAGGCCGGGGCGTGAGGCGGAGCGGGTCTTCACGATGTTCTCGCAGATTGACATCGGGACCACGACGCCGGTCATCTTGAACACTTGGGTCTGCAGGGTGGGTGCGCCGGCACGGAAGAGGTCACCGAAGTTCGCACCCTTGGCGGCTTGGCGGTACACCTTCTTGAAGTCGGGGTGCTCCACGATTTGGGGTCCGAACACCTGGGTTGCCCGGCTGGTATGGAGATCCAGTGGGGGTTCCGCACGGAAGGCAGAGCACAAAGCTTCGTCACCGGAGAGGAGGCCGGCCACGACCATTTCGATTTGGGACAGGTCGTACCCGACGATGTGACCGTGGGGCCAGCGGCTGCGGTAGTACCGTTTGATTTCGTCGGGGTCGGTCTGGTGGCGGAAGTTCTTGCAGGTGATGCGCCCCTGCAGGGTACCGCCTTCGCCGCCGGCTCCGTCCTTCGAGGCAGTGGGCGTGACGAACCACGTGGGATAGGAAACCCCCACTGATTTGGAGGGTCGGGTCACGAGGGTGGAGGACTTGTTGGTGGGGTCCATCCGCTGATGGCGTAGCAGCGGGAACAGGTAGGAGGAGAGGAGTTTCTGGAGGGAGGAGTAGGTGCCCAGGAGTTCGAGGGGTTCCCGGTATTCAGTGGGGGTTCCAAAGGAGAGGAAGAGCTGTCGGTTGACGTCGTTGACGGCGATCTCGCGACGGGCTTCGGTGAGTTGGAACAGGGGGTGCGATCGGATCGAGGGGTCCTTGTGCTGT